CCGAAATTCGTCGGCACTGACTTCATTCCTTTGAAGAACCCATGCCGCGACGCCCACCCGCCGATATAGCGCCCGGGCACAAAGCGCGGACCACGGGTGCCGAGTTCAACAAATGGCGCGTATTTGACATTGCTGCCAACAATGCCCACCACGACAGCGCCACTCACGTTAACCTCTGGCGTGATGCTGGAGCGCAAGCGCCCGGTATCCACCGGCGCCTTCTGTTTGGCACCGCGTTGGACCAGGAGCGTGGCATTACGCACCCCGGTCAGCATGGGAGGGCCGGTCAGGTTGGCCAGCGCCTGTTCCAGTGCCCGCTGGGTTTCTTTCAGTCCGGTTATTTCGATGTCGGTGTCCATCAGCCCCCCAGCGCCGGGCGGTAGTAGCGCCCGTGGCTCAGTTTGCGTTCGATGTCTGGATCTAGTGCCTTAACATACATCAGCAAGCCGGTCTCCGAATCGGCCAGCGTGTCGCTCATGGCCGACTGCGCCCGCTTGAACCAGCGCGCCGCCTGCTCGATGCACGCCGCCTGGATGTCTGCGGGGGGCGACGCGGAAAAGCCCCACCGCGCCGTTACCCGCACATTCGGATAAGGCGCGCCGGACTGCGTGCCGGGGAAGCAACGCCGCGAGCCGGAAGGATTAACCAGGAGCACGTTGTACGGCAGCGCGTCGAATTGTACGTGACGTCCACCGCCACGCGCGGCAAGGTAATCGCCAGCGCCCCACGGCTCCCAGTCTCCTCCCACGCTACGCGACTCTACCGCCGTAATGTCGATGCAGTCATCAATCAGCAAAGAGGTGGAGCCGCGCGCCACAAACTGGCGCGTGGTCGCCGTGGCCGCTGCCGCGAAATACTCCGCGCCCGCGTGCCAGCGGTTCAGCACGCGGTCAATGTTGAGCGTCGCCGCGTCCAGATAGCCCAGCAGCGCCACTTCCTCATCCGAGGTGGGCGTCTTTTTGTTCATATAGTCGAGCAATTGCTCTAGCGTAGCATAAGCCATAGCACTTCACTCACTTCGTCCATCAACCACCACCCGGCTGCTCTTAAATCGGCAGCCACAGTGCCAAAACGTTAGGTGGCTCCCACCCAGGCAAACTGGTATGCGCCTGGCGGCATCTGTAGCGCACGCCAGCATAAGTCACCTCGGCGCCTACTGCATAGGCTACATACGGCTGCCACTCGGCGCCAGGTGGAACCACCTTACGCCACAGCGCCGGAACGCTCGGCGGCGTCCAGTCGCTTTGTGTAACGTGCGCTTGCAGGCATTCGTACTCTGCGCCAGCGTAAAGCCGCCGCGTGCCGACATGCACCTGCTCGCCCGCAATCCACTCCAGCACGCTTGCGGCATCCTCGCGGTAGACGATGAACAAGGCTGGTACATCCCTCGGGGCGTGCCCAGTACGATAGTGCGATTGTCGTACCATCACCACCTCGGCGCCATAACGGTATAGCGCATCTTGCTCTAACCAGCCGTTATCTGGCAATGGCTCAAAGCGCTCTGGTGGCAGTGCCCTCACAAACGCCAGCGGGTCAGCGTCCGCTACCACCGAAAATTCTGGTGCTACGCCAGTTAATTCCCCCACATGCGTTATGCCAGTGATGATTTCATCTGACGTACTCACACAATACCGGATTGGTCTTTCGGTCGGTAAAATTTTCGTGCTCATGCTGTAATCGTCACCGTCGCCCAGGTTTTTCCAGCCGCAATCGCGTCACAGCCATCGTTCAACAATTCGTGCGCGATCTCCTTGCCCGGCGTCGCCGCACTCACAGGGCACGCCGCCGCTGCCTGAAACGTACCGCTCGGAGCCTGATTACTGCCACCAACATTGATTGTGCCACCCGTGACAGTCCGGCCCAGCGTCGCCTGATACAACTCCCACAGAATGGCGTCCACCGTGGCCGTGAGCAAGCCGTTGGATTGTACCTGGAAGGTTGTTGTCGTTATCCAGTTTGCCCACCCGCCACCAGCGGTCACGCTGTAGCCCGCCGGCATGGAGTACAACCGAAAATCTGTTGGTCGCCACGC